CTTTATAGCCCTTGGCCTGCTGCTCAATCTGAGACAGCGGGTTGAACATCTCTTCCAGCGTTTTGACATACTTGTCGACGTAGGCCGTGCGGTACTCGCCGATCATCTTGTCGGCGTAGGCCGCATTGAGCCCGCTGGCTTTCACAGCCTCGCCCAGAGCATCCATCTGCTCAATGAAAGCCTTGGCTTGCTGCTCGGCTTCCGTCGTCGGAGCTTTGATTTCGTCAATGGCCGTCGTGATGGACGAAATGGCGGAAATGGCGGTCTGCGCTTTCTTGAAGCCCGCTTCCGTGGAGAGGTCGAACGAGTCGAACAGCTCCCCGATCCCGGCTTCGGCAAAAGCCTTGTTTGCGCCGAGCCCCATTTGCACGAACATGTCGTCGACGGCTTCCTGAATGCGCTCTTCGGCCATTCCCTCTTTCCAGTTCTGCAAGTTCCAGCTTGCCCCGGAATAGCCGCGTCCCGCGCTCCACGTCGCGCTTTCCAGCTTGTCTTCAACGCTCTGCTTGTACGCTTCGGGCAGCATCGCCGCGAGATCAAGAATATTCCCCGCGGTCTGGCTGGCGGCCTCGCCAATAACCTGCGCATACCCCGACGCTTCGGTCTTCCCCGCCCGGTCGTACGTCGCCTGATTCATGAATGCATCAATATAGGTCTGGGTATCCGTCGTGTACCCAAGACCCATCATGTGCCCGTAAACGCTCGGATGTGTCTTGCGCTTCTGCCCGAAGAGACTGCCCAGCGCCCCGCCAGCGAGCGCGCCGATGATCGTGCCCACCACGGGAATCACGGAGCCCATAGTCGCACCTATCGAGGCGAAAGATCCTGCGGCAAGGGAACCAAGCCCCCACCCGGCTGCACCGCCAAGCCCCGCCGTAATCCCGCTGTACTTGCTCTGAGGAAGCCCAAGCGCCCCGCCGAGCATGGTGTAGCCAAGAGAACCAAGGCCGCCCGCCATAAGATACGGCGCAACAGCCTGCGTGAACGTACCCATTTGGGATGCGGCCATTCCGGACCCGGAAGTATTGCCGGAAAGCATGGCGGCCTCTGCCGCTTTCAGCCCGGCGATGTCGGCGGCTCCGCCCGTGGCGGACATGACGGTCCCGGCGGTTCCGGAGTATGCCGTTGCCCCGAAAGTCGACGGGAACCATCCCGCCATCGTGTTATTGATGGTATCCGCAATACCGGACGTCCACGACCCCGGCATAAGGTTGCTGAGGCCGGAAAGGTTGCTCATCCCGCCAACGCCGGAGCCGCCCGCCGCATACGCCACCCCGCCAGTGCCGAGCATACCGGACACCGCCCCCGCAATCTGAACCGTAATGGGCCGGGTGAGCGCCATGTGCATCAAATCGGCAAGGAACGACGCGAACAGCGACTTGAACGATGAAAGAGAGAATTTCCCGTCCTCAAGCATCTGCTCCCACACGCCATGAAAGCCGGAGTCCATGCCGGAGAACAGGCCGGAAAACGTGTCCTCCATTGCCTTCGCGCCGTCCGTGGCCTCAGAGATGAACCCTTGCAAGCCGCGCGTGATGCCGTCAAAGGGATCGCGTGAAGACTCGAGCTGGAGCTGACGAATCATCTCCTGCACGTCTTTGACGGGGATACCCATGCCGAGCCAGATTTCGCGCTGCTTTTCGAGGAGCTGGTTCTGATATTCCATGCTGGTGGAATACCGCCCCGTCTTCTCGGCAAGGTCTTTGTAGAAATCGGCCTTGTCGCGGAGGTTCTGGTTCTCCAGCTCATCCAGCTTCTGCGTTGCCGTCAGCTTGGCTTTACGCTTCTCCAGTTCAGCCGTCTCTTTCGCCTGTGCAGCCGTCGCTTGCTTGCGGCGTACCGTTTCCTCAGCTTTCACATCGGCGTTCTGAATCGAAGCGTCGCGTTCGGCCTCAATCTGCTTGCGAAGCTTCTCGAACTTCGTCAGCGACGGGTCGAGGGAGTCTTCGAGAGACGAGACTTCATTGCGAAGCTGCTTAAGTCCGGCATCGTACTGCGCCGTAGCTTCGGTAAACTTCTTGGCTTCCTTTTCAGCTTCAGACAGTCGCGTATTCGAGCCACGCTTGTTGATAGCTGAAATCTGCGTGTCACGGGACTGAGCGAGCTTTACGGCTCTATCATCATATTCCTTCTGAGTTATTAATCCTTGATCTAACGCCTTTTTTTGAAGAGCAATAGATTCTGTGTATGACTTATTTACGGCGTCAATACTACCTTGAACCGTCTTCTTATATTCTTTGTCAAATGCCTTGTTTGCGTCTTTGAGCGCGTCACTAAACCCGCCAATAGCCGATTTAACGTTAACAGTAGGTGTAACTTTTACATTTACTGGCGGTAGCTTGCTCATCTTCCCGCGAAATTCGTTACCCGTCTTTTCTATGTCGTCATATGTTTTCTTGAGCCTGTTCTTTGTTTCTTCATCCATCTTGTCCCAGTCGAACGGGGATATGTCAAAGCTCATTGCGGATTTGAATTCCTGTATCCTAGCTTGAGCATAAGCAAGAGCTGCGAAGGCTGATTTTACTTTCGCACCTCCAAGGAGCGCAAGTATAAGGCCATACTCTTTGACCACATTTGGAAGATTGCTCCATCCAGAATACACAGTGCTGAGTATTCCGCCTATTTTTGAAGCAACATCTCCAAGTGAAGAAACAATATCCCCAGAAACTGAGAATATTTCCCTCATCTTCTCTTCAAGAGTTGCGAGATTTTCAGGCTCATTAAGCTCCCTGATATATTCGACAAACGACCTTGTAACATTGACAAGTTCGTCGCCAATCATGTTCTGGAGCTTTGTAATCGAATCTACAAGATTATTGACTCCTTCCCCTACGCCAAGCTTACTGGCGTCTGTGTTCACAAGGAGGTCAAGAACCTCTCTATATGACTGCTTGACGCCTTCAAACATCCCCTTTCCAGTCTTCGTAGAGATGTAGTCAAGTGCGTCTTGAACGTTTGATTTCAGTCCACTCCAAGAATCGGCAACCATGTCCCCAGCGATAGCAAATGCCCGTAAACGCTCTTCAAGGTTCTGAACCAGCGTGCCCTGCTGTTGCCAAGATCGGATTGTCTCCCCGGATATCCCAAGGTTTGTCGCGAGTATATCCTGAGCTTTATTGATATTTCCGGACAAAAGAGACTCAATTTCTGTCCGCATTTGCTGAATGGGGATTTTCATCGTCGTCATGGCCTGAGCAGCGGTAACGGCGAACTTGGGAAGTTTTTCAAGCTCGATTCCGGCGCGAGTTGCCGGGGCAATGATAGCAGAAACACCTTCAGCAAGAGACTCAAACGTCGCCGAAGTTTTCAACGCCTCGAGCTGAATCTCCTTCATAATGTCCGCAGAAATGCCTTGAGCGGCATTCATTTTTTCTATGCCTTCAAGTTGTCTCCCTTGCGCGTCAGTTATCGTGTTTGTAGCCGCTATGATTGATGCTATCGCGATCTGCGAAGACTCCAGAGAACCAGACACGTCAATGCCACGCTGTACAAAAGATAGGACAGAATCAAGGGCTTTATACGCTCCCACAAGGGCGATAACCCTCGTGGCTAGGTTGTCTACCTTGCCCGCAGAATCAGCAACAAAACTACCAAGGGATTTCGCCCCTTTACCGGCGTATGAAAGCGCAGCCCCGGCCTTCTCTCCCGCTTTGGCGAGCTTATCAAAATCGCTTGCGGCCTTTGTGGATTTGTTCCCAGCAGCATTGATTCCAGCGGCTGCCTTATCTGCTGCGCTGGCAAATTGTCCAGCGGCATTACGCCACCTTCCCGCACTATCCTGCCACAAATCAACAGCTTTTACGGATTTATCAATCTGTTGCGTCATGCCAGAAATGGAGGAAGCCGCCTCTTGCGTTCCTTTCTTGATGCCGGAAACATCAAATTCTACTTGAAAAACAGGCATGGCATACCCCCTAAAAATTTGGTATCAGCATACCATATCAAGCACGTAAGGTCATGCGTGTGTGGCTATTATCTGGAAACTTTTTCGGGGGAGGACCATATGGAATTTTTATCTTTGTGGCTTGTATTTTGTGTCCCATCTGCACTTGTCGCGTTATCAAAAAAAAGAAGTCCGCTTGTATGGGGCATTGCAGGGCTTATCCTTGGCCCTATCGGTTTTTTGACTATAGGGTTCATGGAGAAGAAAGAAGACGAAAGAGCAAGGCGTAAGTGCCTTTTTTGCGCTGAATTTATCCCTGTGGAAGCAACAGTATGTAGATATTGCCGTTCAGAAATAAAACCTATCGCACCCTTCGCTTCTTCCTTAACAGAAAATATATCCGCTGGCTTACAAGGATATCAAATGAGTGAAACGAAGATCAGTGAAGATGGGATAGTCGAAGTATCCCCAGCAAAAAAAGCTACAAATGCACAAAAGACCATTGCGGTATGCGGATTGTTATTTTTGGCTGGGGTAGCCGCCGTGATTGTTTTTGCTAATTTCTTTGCAAAATAGGAAGTAAATATGGGATACGTAGTTTTGTGGATTGTATGTGGTGTCTTTGCTGCTGTTATTGCGAGTAGCAAGGGAAGGAACTTTTTCGGTTGGCTTATCCTTGGGCTGCTTTTCGGTATTCTTGCGTTATTAGCTGCCGGATTCATGCCCAAAGTGGAGCGGGAACAAAAAACGCCTGATGCCTCTCCCAATACTCATGAAAGGAAATGCCCTTACTGCGCAGAGACAATCAAGGCAGAAGCCGTTGTTTGTAGGTACTGTGGGCGTGATGTAGAACCCATTCATATCGCCCCTCCCTCAGAAGAAAAACTTACTGGTCGCTGCTCGGCGTATAAATGAAAAAAGACAAAAGAAAAGGCCGGACATCCCGGCCTTTTCTTTCTAGGAAATGAAATTTTTGGGTTGTATTCTATGTCTATTTTTAAGATAATGATGTGAATAAATGGAGGAAGATATGATACACGAAGAAATAACATACCTGCTCACTGGCTTGGCGGTTCTTGCCTTCGTCAATACGTTGGCTTTTCTTCAGGTGACAATCATGATCGTTTCGAGGTAGCCATGCTGTACACCAGCGATAAGGGGCGTAGACGGCTCATTTTCATCTATATATGTATGGTGATTAACCTTATTCTATTCGGCGTATGTGTTGTTTGTGGGCGTTAATTCAATATCGTATTTTGGCTCAAAGAGTGATTTTTTGACAAGCCTCGCCACAAACAGCATCCTTTCTTCACCAACAAAAACATACCGATATGGAATATCCGTATATCCAGAATGTAGGATCTTGTCCCAAGTCATTGAGCAACGTCCAGACGGCCTATAGCCGTATGAATCCTTTTTCGCATCGAACTCACCAAATTGCTCTGGGAAAACACCGCCTTCACGGATAGATATATTCACCACGCGAATATATTTTGCCGGGACAAAGACCCTGTTCATCGCGTCAATATAGGGCGTGCTGGCGTCCTGGCTTGCCCTGAACTGAAGATACGAAAACACGGCGGCAAGTATCCCTGCTATTAGCGTGAGGATTTGAACGACCCATGAGAGCATTGATAGCATTTCCATTCCCCTCCTCCTTATGCCGCACCGTACCAACGCTTCCCCTATCCCGCAATGCCCGCACCAAAGATAGGGCAAGCAGCCTCAAAACACCGTGGGCTAGCGATCATAGAAAAAACGGAGAATATCCTTAGATTTCAAGGCGTGAAGCCGGGCCAGCGAATGAAAAATCAAACAAGAAAGGCGGCTCTCACATGAACCGCCTTTCTTGTTTATTCAGATTCATCTGTTGGCGTCAGAATCAACCCATACCGTGCCGCCATTTCCTCATTCAATACCAGCACAGGGCGGCTTCCCCAATCCCATGCTGTATAGAAGTGGCGAAGATACTCCTTCAAGGCGTCATGAACGTTGGGAAGCCAATCTCTTTCATGATTCTTGATGACGAGCACAAGACAAAAATCCGTTTTGGCATAATTGACTGATGCCAGCAATTCGCCTATTTCGGCTTCCCTTCTTGAACTGATGATGCTGAACAGCAAGGAAAAGCCGTCAATGGCCTTCTGTGCGACTTCATCTATGAACATCATAAAGTCATTCGGTGACTCTCCCTCTGGATGCGGTGCCGATGTTTTGGCCTCAACCAGAAAGATCAAGCCTGACTTCCTTCTTTTGATGAACTCAACAGCCTTGACGCCTTGCAGTCTGGCATCGTGAACGTACTTTTCGACAAAAAACGTGTCACGGGGATCACAAATGAAATGCATCCCTGATTCACAAATTGTCTGAATTTCGTTCATGACAACGATACCCTGACTTCTTCTTCGTAAAGCCTCACAGATTCGTCAATGATGCTGTTCTTTGGCATCCCGTCAAGCATGTCGTTGTAAATGGCGTTGCCGTCCCCAAGCGAGAGCACGGGGATGGACATGTTCTTTTCAAGCGCGATGATAAAGAGCTTCTTGATAACGAAGTAGGAATGTGTAGCAATGAAGAACTGTATCCCACACTCTGCAAGCAACATGATGATTTCCATGAGCTCACTGATTGCCTGTGGGTGCAGGGCCGCTTCAGGCTCGTCTATGAAAATTCTGGAATCGGTTGTGAGGTATCTATTCCCGAGTAATGTATCTAGGATAGCCGTTTTCTTTGTGCCTTCCGAAGTGGTGCCAATCGGGAAACGGAAACTCCCCTTCTTGAACGTCCAGCGATCCTTTTGGGGGTCGAACTCAATCTTTCCGCCGAGGAAGTCGCGCAGCTTTTCCCGTGAGGAAGCGAACGCTGTGAGGTTTCTTCCCTTGGTGGTTGAGATGCGCAGCGCCCTTGCGAGATCAAAATAGGTGTCGTCAAACCCGAACATTGCGTCCTGTTCCCGCGACTTCAAAATGATCTTTTGTAAGGAAAGCACTTCTTTTGCGGGCAGGAAAATAGAGTTCGTTTCCGTTGGAAGTGTGTCGCTTGTGACCGTGACTTTTCTTGTCGTATCCTGACCAAACGCGAAAAAAACATCACCCTGTTCCGTCGTCATAGAGAACCCTAGAGGCGACTCAACGGGCTTGCGCACCAGCTCCCCGAGTTTCTCGGACTGGAAAGTCCAGTAAAGCTTGTCAGATATAATTTCTGAGATAGTTCTGTTGTCGTTTCCACGCCCGTTCTGCTCAATGCCCTTAATCGCGGCATACATGGCCTTGAGCAAGAAAGTCTTGCCCTGTCCATTCCCGCCAAGAACAAGATTGATCTTGGCGAGGCAGTTCCATTCGATACTCTCTAATGGGCCGAAATTCTTAAGCACAACTGACGTGATCATGACTTTTCCTGTAGGAATATATAACGTTTTGTAAACAATACAGAAAAACGAATTATAGAACAAGAGGAGTTTTTCTTGACATTCTCGCAAATCTGTGGCGGTGTATCCCCACGGCCTTCAACAGCCGACAACAAGCGGATACCGCGCCCGCAGATGCGGATTTTTTATGCCCTGTCAAGAATGTTTTTCGTCTTGGGAGTGGTGTATCATCCAGCCTGTATTTGGGCCGGGAGTCCATCCATTATACAATACCCGCAAGGGAAAGGTGTATGGGCCGTTCTTGTTGACGGTGTTGAAGCTCCCGGCCCTTTTTCTATTCTGAAAGGGGGAATTCAACAACACAACAAGGGGTTTACCATGTCTCAATCTCTCTGCTTCAATGAATTCTCTTTCATTCCCGTTCAACACAACGATCAGCCTTGGATTCCCGCCCGGCAACTTGCAAATGCTCTTGGGTACAAAGATGAGCGTTCTGTTCACAAGATTTACGAACGAAACAAGGAAGAATTTTCTTCAATGATGTCAACTGTGGTCAATTTGACCACAGGCGTCATGGAGCTCCCTACCCGCATCTTCTCCCTTCGCGGCTGCCACCTTCTTGCCATGTTCGCCCGCACGCCCGTAGCTAAGGCGTTCCGCCGTTGGGTACTGGACGTCATAGAGCAGTACGGCGACAGGGTGCCCGTTGCCCACCCCGTAACGCTCAATGACGCCCCGATCTCCCCGGAACAGCGCGCCGAACTCAAGCTGATTGTGGACGCCAAGGCCGGGATGGTGCCGAAGGCCGTACAGCGTCGGGCATACAAGGAAATTTGGGCACGGTTCAACCGACACTTCCATATAGCCGAATACAAGCAACTCCCCTGCTCTCGCATGGATGAGGCCCGGGATTTCCTGCTCTCCATGCAGGTCAATGCGGGGAAGATAGAGGCATTGCCTCAAGCCGCCCTCCCCTCCCTGTGTGCAGCGCATCCGGTGATAGACGAAAAGCCGTTCTTGGAGTTCATCGAAGAGATTCAGGCGGCGCATGAGGAAGTAGACCGCATCCTTTCGCGTCTGCATCACAGCGTATTCACCCTGAGTTGGAAGGTAGCCGAAGCCCTCGAACAGCGGGCGGACATCCGACTCTACCTTGTCCCGGATATGCTGTCTGAGAACACATTGCGCGGCTACCTGCACCAGAGCGTGTACCATGACGTCAAGAAGGCACTCACTGCGCCGGGACGACAGCTTGAGCAGTACAGCAATCCCGGATACTCGTTGCTTGGTATCGTCAGGCAGTTGAACGGGAATGGGAGGGCTTAGGCATGGAACGCACCTACGTCACAACCTCTCTCGAAGTGGCCCGAGTCGCAAACCGCAAGCATGGGCAGGTGCTCAGGGACATCGACCGTCTTCGCGTGATCCTTCCCGACACGGCAATCCCGGAATTTGAAGCCGCCCGGCGTACCGATGCCAAGGGTAACTCCCTGCGCTACTACAATCTAACGTCCTACGCGCTGGCCTTGCTCGACGTGGGACAGGGAAAGTCCGCACTCCGGTGGAAGGGGGAAAAGCTCCTGTAAATTCTGACGGGAAATGATTGACAAAAAAGGCGGCTCTATGCAGAGCCGCCTTTTATTGCCTACAAAATTAATTTCTGGTAATAAAAATTGACAAAAAGGAGATAGAAATGCCCACTGAGAAAAAAAAGACGGTAGGACGCCCGCCTAGAGCTGATAAACCCCAAAGAGTTACGATCTATCTACCTCAAGCTTTAGCAGAGCGTGTGAAGCTAGAAGCCGAGACAAGAAGACAGACACTTAGTGCTTTTTTTGAAACCATTCTTGAAAAAAATATATAATATACTGTTTTTATATGAAATAATTTAAGGTGATTTTTATTGACAAAAAATCACAAAAAGGTGCATAGTGTTTTCAACGAAAGGGTACAAAAGGAGAAGCCGCCATGAAGTTGTACCACGGAAGCATGATTGAACACCTCAGCCTTTCTAACTCAGGAACCGGGTTAGGGTATAACTTCGGAGCTGTGTTCTTTGCCCGCACGTATGGAACAGCAAAGGGATACGGTGACTATGTTTACCAGTGCGAAGTAGATGACAACGCCATTTTTACCAATGGCGACCTTCCGTACCTTGAAGACGGCGCTGCTGGAACGGCTCTACGTGAAGTTATGGCAGAGCGCGGGATAGACGAAATCCATTTTGATCTATGCTGGCAAGCCGTAGTTTCGGAAGAACTGGACTTTCAAGAGCGGGAAGAATGGGTAACCATTCTCGGAATGGACGAGGACGACGCGGGTTGGGAAGCTCAGGCCATGCGGATCGCCTTTGCCCACAAGCTCGGCTTCAAGGGATGCGACATGAACGACGAATGCGGGAGTATTGCTCTCCTTCCCGAATACATTGCCCTGAATCCTGCATCACCGGAAGATGATGAAGATAACGACTAATTCGCAACTGGTCAGATAGAATAACGAAACGTGAAATGGGGGGAGATGCGATGAATGAGTGGTATGCAAGACAAAAAACAGTATCTGGACGTAAATGAAGATGAATAAGAATAAAAAGCCCCAACCGTGGGAGGACAAGACGGTTGGGGCTTTCGCATGGGGGGAGGGGGAAATTTACGCGGCTACGGGCGTATTGGCAGAGAGAAATTTTTTGACGAAGTAGAGTTGCCCCTTGCCCGTGACCTTTGTGGTAAATCGCGTTCTTGTGGAGCCGTCAGGGTTATGAACAAGGTATTCCTTAACCTCAAACAGCCCCATCTCCATACTTCTCTGCGTTGGCGTATTCTTCCGGCTTCCGGACTGAATGAGAAAGCCTTTCTCGCGGAGATAGACAAAAAGGCGGTTCTGTCCGATCTTCACGCCATTTTGTACCAGAAGCTTTGCCAAGTCTCCAATCAGGATGGACGAACGGGAGGCCGCAAACAGCACAATCGCAGGAGGCAGAGGATGACCCCGATCACCCGCATCGAAATCTGGATGTGCGGCTATGTGCTCGGCATCGTGACGATGCTCATCAGGGAAATGGGAATATAGACGAACGGCCCCGACCGGAAGGAAGGGGGCTTTCTGTTACGCATGAATGGGGAAAAGGCGACGAGATAATATGGGGATTGACAAAAGTCACGTCATATGCCTTCCATTGACGTTCCTCAAAAATAGTTTACTTGCAAATAACAGGAGGGACACGATGAAAACATCAGGACGGTATGTCACTGTTGATTTGGTTCGTCGTGCTAATCAGGCGACGATTGAGGGGAAGAAATACGCTCCCCACATTGAGGCCGCTGCTTCGAAGCTTCCCAGGCTGACGGCCAAGGAAATCAACCGGGTGTGGGCTGAATCGAATGGAAGAAAACCAGCAAAGGCATAGGTACAGCTTCGTTTACAACGAGCTTGTCGAGGATTCCAACGATTTTGTCGGGCTTGTGGCCTATAGCATCTACAAGCAGGACAAAATAGCCTATGTCCGAAGCTTTGAAGAGGAGCATGGAAGGGTTCCCGAACCCCACGAGCTGAAGGACTTCCATACCCAAGCCAAAATTCATCTCGAACGTTACAAAGAAATCGCAGAAACCCGCGTTTCCAACTTCTATGATACGATTTTCAAGGTCCAATCAGAAGAGCTTGAAGAAGAATACCGACAACAGCTTACACAAGAGCTAAAAACGATGAAACCCTCTTGGTGGTTCGGGGTATTTCAGAGCATCATCGGATCTGTTTTGTACACCCTTTTACTTGGAACCATCGTTTTGACTTTCCTCTACGCCCAATACGGGCTGGGGTGGGTTGTCAACCAATGCATAAGGTTGACAACAGTAGTCAACTGAAGCGAAAGGCCGCTTTTGGAAGTTGCCAAAACAATCAGAGCCGGGAACCGAGAGGAACCCGGCCCTGCCATGATTGGCGGTCTATTTTTTCTTCCTGCTCTGTTCGCGCTTCCGCCGCTCGTTCTCGAACTTGAAGAACACCTGCTCTATGATGAGTATACGGCTCACAATGGCGTCAGGGTCGCTCGTGTGCTCGCATTCCGCACGAATGGCTGGCATCTTGAGCGGCAACGCGCAGCCACTCATTCCGTCATAGTCTCGCCCGTGGGCATTAAGAAGCTGCCATGTCTGCCATGCCTCCCAATTCAGCCGCGATATTGTGTCAGGCTTTGGGCATGTGGCACATGGCGGAGCGGAGCGGTTCATCTCAGCAAGCAATCGACACTTATCGCACTTCCTCGCCTGCGGATCGCAATACCACTCCGCCCAGAGCCTCAGTTTTTTTCGTCAACCAGTTCACCGTGACGGGCGACGTTGTTCACGCGAAGGAGAAGCGCTCCGAAAAAGTCGGGGTCGAGCGAAACAAGACTTTTGAGGTTTTCCTTGCTGTAGGGAATCTCCTCCTGCCCGGGGTCGGTGAACCCTTTCCAGTCCTGAATCGATTCGCTCAACATGGATCGGACAAGCATCTGGTTGAACAGGTCGTTGTCCTGTCCGGCTTCCTGAATCGTCGCCCTGCGGACATCGTTGCGCTTGGTTTCCGTCAGCGGCTTGACGAATACGCCTTCCGTCTTGTCGAGGGTATACGGGATGAAAAAGGTGGAATCTTTGTAGCGGTCGGTAAGTATGCAAGGCATCAGAATATCCTCTGGTGTTGATGTTGTGTATGAGTTCTCCGGACTCCCCGCGCTATACGGCGCAGCGCGGGGCTCCAGAGGATCGCGTTCAGACTAGCTAAATCTGAACAATGTACAGGCTGGATTCACGGTTGCGGAGTCCGGCCTTGCCTAAAGCCGTACCCGTCTGGCTCAACGTCATAAACGCGCCATCCGTCGACGGTTCGGGAGTATTGAACTTGACTCTGGGGAAGTGGAAAGCGAGTTTCTTTCCGGCGGTTTCTCCCAGAATGATGGTGACGGCCTCTTCATATCCCTTGTAGCCAAGCCCGATCTTTTCGGCGTCTTCGCTCCGGAAATACATGCCCGCATCGATGTTGATGTCGCGAGTGGTATCAGCGTTGTCACCGGGATATTCCGAACCAATGGGAGAGGTGAACTCAGTCGGTGTACCGATGTTGATGTTCCCGGACATGCGCTCTTCGGCAACGGGAATCCCGGCAGCATCAGCAATGTAGATACGGGCGTCGCGCGACTCCACGGGCTCCCCACGCTCAACGCCATCCGGCAACCAGGGCTTGATCACGTCTTGCGCCACCCACCCGCTCGGAGTCGGGGTAACCGTGATTTTTCCGGCTTTACGGTCAACATTGGTGATTTTGTACCCTTGTCCGCTGTTCGCGTCGTTCTTTGTCGCGTTCTGGATGTATCCGCCTTCGCTGAAGGCATAGGCACCACGTCCCCCAAGCGTGATGACATCGGACGCTACGGATGTGATTTCAGCCGTCCCGCACCACCCCATGCGCTTGCCCTGGAGCGTGAAGTCGATATGCTGGCCGCCCGTATTGCTCAAGGGAGCGGTCGCAGCGGTGACCGTCACGCCCTCTGCAAAAAACACGGTATGGTCGCTCTGAATCCAGACCGATACAGAAGGGCGGCAAACGTCCTGCATCCAGACACGAGAAGACAACGTCACAGCGGCTTCTGCTTCGCCAGAAGCAACGGTTGTCCCGTCATATCCACGGGTGCAGTTTTCAAGCGTCCACTGCCCCGGGATTGTCGTGTCTTCCGTCATGCCCATGTACAAAATCTTCTCGCTCCCGATGGTCACAACGCCCACAGGAGGGAACTCTCCCCCGGCAACGGTGTCGATAACAATCGATGTTTCAGAAGTCGTCAAAGCTCCGACAAGGGCGGCCGTTGCAACGGAAGGGGCCTGTTCAACGCCCATCAAAGCATGAAAAAGCGCATCACCTTGCGGCCTTTCGGTCTTGGAAAGGCGAAGAATCATGGGAATGGACAGATCCGCAGGCTCTACCGCGTCCTGAAACTGTTCCGTCACGTTAAGCGATGCATTCAGCTCGTCAGACGGGGTGAATGTCGGGGTCTGGGTAAGCGTTGCCTGCCTGGCCGGGAGAACGAAACCTGTCCCCGTAGGCTTCTGCAATGTGCCTTTAACGTCTTCAATCTCGACAAAAACGCGCTGAACGTTCGCTTTGCCAATTTTTGAACAAAAAGTAGAATTATCGCTCATGGTACCTTGGCTCCTCTTTCTAAAAAATTTGGCCAATTATACAACATATGAACCACTCCACATATAGCAATGTTCCATTATCTGGAATATTTATTGTTTCCCGCCCGTCCATGATGTCCACGGCACTGTGACAAGCAGAGACATTCGGTTATCCGGAGTGATCCCGGGATTGGTGATGTTCGTGTCCTCAGTCCAGAACACCCCTCCGCTGGGGACAGAGAGCTTAAGCATTCTGAAATCATCCCCAAGTGCCCCCGAAATGGCCCATGCCTGATCCATCTTTACCTTGTCTCCTTTCGGAACGCTCAGAGTGACTAGATAGTTCCCTTCTCTTCTGGAATGTCCAGCCCTTCCCCCCAATTCTGCACCAGAAACGATTTCAGGCTTGAAGGCTTGGAGGATAAGAATCTTTGCGGTGTCCGGAGCTGCCTCCTGAACTTCTGGAACGATGATGATATGCGAGGAGAACGGCTTGACCGTCTCAACCATCACGGCGCGAAGAGCGGCATTGATTTCCGATAATGAGGGGCAAATTTGCATCATCGCACCTGTGAGAGTTCGGTAGCAAAGTCTTGAAGGCGTCTTTTCACTCTCAGCAAAAAACCGTCTATGAACCCTGCGGGCTGTTTCTTCGACCATCCAGCATTAAGGGCAAGGATATATTCAACATTGTTAAGAACTATGATGACATCAGCATCCATCAATGACACCATGTCCGGAACTTGAGGCGTGTATGATACCTGTCCTAACGCGGGGACAAACTCAATTGCGCCTCTATCCCCTGTTATCAGCCATGCTGCCCTTGCCCTGCCAGTATCAACTGGTGTTCCACCTTGAAGGTGTGCGAATTCTTCGAGCAGAATCCTCACAACTCCGCTGATTGCAGCGTATTCGGTCAACCCAGCCATCTCTGACAAAACGGCGTTTATCTGTGCAGCCGTGGTGCAACGCCTTTGATCCAAAGTACGGAGACGCTGCCTGAACTCGGACATAGTAAAACGTCCTGTTCTAGCCATATTGCGAACGCCGCCGTATTTGAACGCTTGTGCCATTACTTGTCCCGTGCCGTTCCGATGTCCTTGACCTGAAATTTGTACAGGATAGCCTGTTCAGCCGGAGCAACAGGTTTGATTGCCGTTATGTCCCACTTTTTTTCACTGAACATCAAGTAATCCGTAGTGTCTGGCTGTTTCTCAAATCCTTCGCCAGACATGAGGACTATCATGCTGCCAGCCGAGAAAATGCCTCCCTGTACTTCGTCAACTGTGGGCTGAGTCTTCAAGCCGTACATGGGAAATTGAATCTCTTTAGTAGGGTAACTGTCCGTTACGGGGTCATATTCTTCGCTCTCATCGACCCGCACAAAGGTCATCGGCATACCCTTCTCTCGGATCTTCGCTGTGGCTTTGGCTATAGCTGCGCTGTAGTCTGCCATAGCCTATCCCCTCCTTACCCCGAACATTCGCAATCCAGTGGGCTTACCGGGAACAGCCATTAGAAACGGCTCAACGCCCCGCAGTTGGGGATAATACGTCTCAGACGGGGCACCAGATGCGTATGTGTAGCTGTCGCTGGTAGAATCGCCTTCTATGACATCAACGCCGCCTACGGTCTTGCTATGGCTCTCAGACGTGACCATGCCGCCCCGTTCGACGGTGGCGAGAGGGTCGGTACCGCCAAAGATGAGCGCCGCCATCTCCATGCAGGACACAGCAACTGCTGAGGGTACGATGTTCCCCGGAACGGTGCCCTTGCCGCGAGGGATGGGGACATCTTCGCGGGGCCATGACATCGTGCGTTGCCAGTCTTCGACGTACCCGACCCACGAGAGAGTGTTGAGGTAGTCAGTAGCCCGCATGAGCGCAGATTCCTTGCGCGTAACCATCGCTGCATCATCCTGCGGCGTCTCAGGCCACAGGGAGCGCGGCACAAGGTAGGCGTCAGCATCGGCAACGCTGGCATAGCTGTTCGCCCCTGCGGGCATAGTTCCGTCTTCGACAATGAGGGGCATAGCTACTTTTTACTCCACGGCGCAGAGGCGAATCTTTCGACATACAGTGAGCATTGAATCTCGGCTGGCCCACCGCCCCTAACCCTCAAAATGAAATCGGAGTCAACCAAAAAGGGGATGCTTTCCCCGTTGATGAGAAGCTTCTTTACGGGGTGCGGGATTCCGCTTTTGGATTGGCCTACGTATATCTCCACCACTCCGGGCTCGACTGCATGTTGTCCATTTTTCATTTTATCCCTCTCTTCCGTTCTTGATTCCGGGCAGGGGCCGGAGGATTCCCCCGCCCGTGGTCAAGACCAGAACTTCAGGCTTACATGCTGCTAGGAGTGTGTTCTTTCGCCTTGAGCAATTCGGCAATTTCAGCTTTTGTCGTCGCCGTCGCCGGGATGGGGATGCCATGTTCCTTGGCGTATTCCCGCATCTCGGCAACGGTCATGCCGTCAATGGAATTCCCAGCGGAGTTTTCAGGAGCGGTCATTTCGCGTTCTCCTGAGAGATACCATCCCGCCCGGCGCATCATGGGAACTCCCTCTTCCGGGACTTCTGCCGTTGTAGGGCCGCCCGTCATCTCGGGGGCATCATGGTACATCTTGATCATTCCCATATTCACCCCTTAGCCAAGCAAAATGGCCGTATGTTCAGGCTTAATCAGCTTCACGCCCCAAGCGAGGCCGACTTCATAGCGAACCTGACGATATTCTCGATACAGGGCGACCTGGAAGGAAATGCCGCTCACGGGGTCGGTCACGATGGTCACGTCTTCGGCGCTGTCGCCACCCTGCGGCATTGCCGGGGTCCGGGCGATAAGCTGAATGGCGTTGCGGTCGAAAGCCATGTTTGCGATATAGGAACCACTCACGGAGATGGGGGCATCGTCGGCAACCGCAGCCATAAGGCCCGGGGCCGCAATGGAGAACGGGGTGGAACTCGCCGCTTTCGGGACGACATACTTGTATCCGCTGGAATCGAATGCAACGATATCGCCAGCGGAAAGGGCCGTGCCGGAAGCCCCATCAAAGGCGATGGTCTTTGCCCCTTTTGCGTACCCACCGGAGTTGTTCACCAGAGCGTCGCCAGTAAACTTCCCTGCCGTGTGCATTTTGATATGACCACTTTCACGGATGGAGAAGCCGGAAAGCTGGAGCAAGACGCCCCTGCGCAAGGTTTCGTCCGTATTCGCCTCATTCGCTTTGGTAAGCTGCCCGAGTGAACGCAGGTTTGCCCCTGCTGTCGTATCGATCACGAGCTGAAGATCCGTAATCGGCGCGCCATTGTCGGCAAGGATTTTACGCATCTGCGCAACATCGGAGATGTTCGAGGCAAAGGGGGTAGTCCCCGGAGTGCCGTAGGCGCGGGACGCTTCCTTGTACAGGGCGGCGATATCGGCATCCACCTCATTCGCAAGCGCGCGCATGGCTTGCGCAAATTGCTGGGTCAGCACGGAAGTATACGTCCCGGCGTTATTCATCCCAAGCTGTTCTTCGCCATTCCAACGCACGGGGGCGTATTTCGACTTGCTGATGGTCATGCTGACATTGGAGATATCCTGATCCCCATTGTTGTCAGGTTTCTGACCAGCGACGATATCATGGGTTGTAGCCGAAGGCGTAACCGGGATGGTGATCTGTTCATCTTTTGCGGCCCCGGTAGGAGCGGCATTCACAGCCACGGCAGGGACAAACCCCACCATTTCGCGGGAAACGATGTCCAGCGCGGCGTACAGTGTAGGCATCAGATCGGTAAGCGTATTCGCCATGTTTGTTTCCTTTTAGTCGGTCAGCGTGTAGCCTTCCCTCATCCGCGCCGTTCGAGACGCGGGGTCAAGTTTTTCAAAATCGGCACGGCGCATATGTTTTGCGCTGGATTGCACCCGCCCGGGGGTTGGATTCGCACCTCCACCGCTGGCCTCACTGCCCTTGAGCAGAACTCCCTTGTACGGGGAAAATTCGACCATCTGACGCAACGCTTCATCAAACGTGGCAATCCCGCTTTCCCCGCACATCTCTGCGCCGTTTTCATCAAGCCCCATGACGCGGCCTTCCTTGCGGACAAAACGCTTAGAAAACAGATCAGCGGCAAGGGCAGGATCGACGAGGTTCTTGCGGGCGTATTCGCTGCGGGCAAAGGCATTGCCGATAGCTTCCTTTTGGAGCTCGGCTTCGAGCGTGTCCCTTTGCTTGGCGATATCGGCGAGCTTGGCGTTAAGCGGGTCGGTAGCACCCTTCACCCGGGCCGTAATGCGCTCTTCGATTTCCTTGTCCTTATCCGGAGCGTTTTTCATCATCTCAAGGGCTTTGGTGGCCTCAGCGTGCCAAGCGTCAAGATCTTCGATATCGGCAAGTTTGGCGTATTTGGACTCCAAGGCCCGAAGCTTGTTCTTCCGGTCGACGCTTTCACGGGTCGTATCCGTAAGGCTTTTGGACATGGCCAGATAGTCGACGCCCTTCTTTTCCCCGGCGTCATTGCCCCAAATGGGATTGCCGTTGTCATCGATAGCGATGTTGCCGCTTTCGTCTTTTTCCCAAGCCATCAGGCTACTCCTTTCCGCAACTGCGGATATTCTTGTTCGCATATGCAAGTATCTTATGCCTATGCGTGCATAGCTGGATCTGATTCAAGTTCAGTGCTATGATACTATGCAAATCACAAATTGATAGTACATGTTACATAGTTTCTGGAAACTTTATGAACAGAAAAGCTAAAAGAATCGTCATATGCGTGTTCATCATTGCATTTTCCCTGTGCTCGATTGCCGGGTACAGAATATACAAGGTCGTACACATCAAGCGTGACCCCAAAATGGTTCGGTTGTTCCTGCGCAATAATGGGCTTTCAGGAGTACCGAGAGGCTATCAAGTAGATCACATCATCCCGCTATGTGCAGGAGGTGACGACTCACCGGACAACATGCAGCTATTGAGCGTGAAAGAGCACAAAAAAAAGACACGCGGCGATGTGCGCACGTGTCGGGATATGTGGGAAAGGAAGGTGTGGAGGTGGTTGCAGGGTAAATAGTTATTGACTTTTACCGCTTTTTATGGCGTTGTATCCCCACGGTGCTTCAAAACACCCGAACGACGGACGCCAACCCCGTGAGAGTGGCTATTTTTATACCCTGTCAAGACTACTCATAGCCTTGGGAGAGGTGTATCATACGATCTTCACGGGTCGGGAGTGGGCTAATACAATACCCTTCGGGGGAATAGGCCCGCCGCTTCGTTCGCGGTTTTGAGCTCCCGGCCTTTCTCTTTGGCCTGAAAGGGGACAATCAAAAAACGAACGAGGGTTATAATGTCTCATCTCTCCCCCGTCACCTTCCACGGCGACACCATCTTTTGCATTACTCACCAAGGCCAGCCTTATACCCCTATGCGTCCCATAGTCGAAAATATGGGATTGGTATGGGCTGCGCAGAGCGTCAAGCTCAACGCCAATCGTGAACGGTGGGGTGTTTCGATCATCGAAACACCTACCGCAAGCGGCCAACAAGACATGCTTTGTATGCCCGTCCGCAAGCTCCCTGCCTATTTTTCGAGCATTAACCCCAAAAAGGTGCGTCCTGAACTTCGGGCTAAGATTGAACTGTACCAGAACGAAAGTGACGATGCCTTGTGGAACTATTGGGTAAATGGACGGGCAGAACGCCCTTGTTCAAATGCTGACCGCCCGCCCCGCCGTTCCGACCCCGAACGCAAGGCCCTGACCGCCATCATCAACACATGGGTAGGCATGGCCCCGGTTCACTATGCCAGCGCCCGGGCGCAGGTGAACGCCCATTTCGGTGTGGCCTCTGTCGACTCGCTCACCATCGGGCAGGTCAAGGATGCCATTCAGTGGGTACAGGGGAAGATTGACGCCCTGCAACAGGCGTTGCCTAAAGCAGCCATCCCCGGCTCTATTTCCAGACAGAGCCTTGATGAACGGCCTTTCATCGAATTTGCTGACGAGATTGAACGGGCACATGCCCAGATGCAGGACATCCAAAAGCGTCTCCTATCAAAGGCGTACAGGTTGACATTGACCCTATGCCACGACGGGGTTCTCCGGCAGTTCAACGCCTAATGCTAAGTGTCACCTGTTGCCTTGAATAAAAAGTGTTGTTAACTTCTGTTCAAGAGGTGATTGAAATGACGCAAGCTCCTACCCTTGATACCTTCCTTGAAACAGAGGAATTCATCACGGCTGAGGAATATTTGAAGCGTCGCGAACGTGGAGAGATCAACCCCGCGAATGTCCGTATTGCCCCGGCAAACCTAGAAACGGGCAGTTTCGGAGGCTTCATTGTTAAGCTAGATAAGCCAAGATACAGAACAAAGCTCGCACCTATCACAAAGGGATTCTCCTATGGATTCTAACTTGCCCGCGAAAGCTCAAGAGGTGCAGGTTGAACTTCAAAAAGATCAACATCAATTTGAGATAGCGAAAATTACAATCAGCGCCAACCTTGAAAATCAGAAAGGGTGGCGGGATCACTTTCAAAAATCCAGACGCGATTACATGATTTTTGGGGCTGTTGTGATTTTTCTTGTCCTTGCATTTTGCTGTATAGCAATGTTTACTGGCAAAGATGAGATCGCCCTTGAAATCATAAAGAGCGCCGTGTTTCTTGGTGCTGGTGGAGGCGCTGGATACGCCTACGGGTTTAGAAAAGGGCAACTTTCCGTTCCAATGCCCAACCAACAAGAAAACAACAACATGTAGACTCAGATGGCCGGGGCATCCCGGCCTTTCTCTTTCAACCTCTACTTGACCACAGCCCCATGAATGGCTATTGAAAAAGGAAGGGCGGCGAGTGCGTCAACACCCACCGCCCTTTGGGGCCAGTCCCCGGAGTTTCTAACGAATTGCTCCAGTTTTTAGCCCCGGCAGGGAGGTCAGTCCCTACCGGGGCAACTCGTTTTCAGCCTACCTTTTCAGATAGGGGGCAACGAGAACCACGATGACGCCCGCCAATACATTGGCGAGGACGTCCAGCAGGAACTGCTCCATAGGCGCAACCTCCTTTCGGAGACTGGCCCACAGCGGTTTTCTATCCGTTCCTCATTTCTGTGTCAAAGTTAAAGTAAAATGTCCTGATTCACGACAAAAAGGCACGGTGTCACCCGTGCCTATCACTCACTCTATCGCCTCTCCTTCCCGCGTGAACCCAAGGTCTTTGAGCGTCCTGTACCGCCCCGTTTGCTTATCGGCTAGCTCATCCCACGAGATGGAGCCATTCCGCAACAGCGCGGCCCTCGTCGGCCCCAATATCGCGTCTTGCTTGGCTGGCGGCAACGTCTTCCACCAGCCACCAAAGAACTCCCGCGTGGTGCCCGCATTCAAAATCTTCCGCCCGCCCGTACCGATACTTCCCGGCTCACGCTCAACCCACGGGCGTATGACGCGCTGCACTTCGTCATCGGGAACGCCCCAATCACGGGGATTGTTAGTGATCCACTGCTTGATGCATCGACAGCGAAAATGTCTGGGCATGGGCGGGGACGCTTCACCCATTTTGTAAAAATTGCCGTCTAAACTAGCGCATAAAAAACACGTCCTCGTGTCGAGCGTTGCAGACCAGCGCCACCCGCGCAAAAGCTCCTTGTTCGCTTCCATGACCGCATCCATCGCGCCCACATTCGCGGCTTGGATATAGGAACGGGTCAGGGTGACGGCCTCGCGCTCAGTGATGGTAAAGCCTTCATCCAGCGCGGACTGAATGACGCTTCTCACAGCCTCTCGCGTCCCCTTCCCCTCAAGCCCGGCCTTGCGTAGCGCATCAAGAACGGATTGCTTCACCCCTGCGCTCATCGCGTTCTGTACCCGAGTCGTGAGCTTCATGCCCTCAAAAATATCGGTATCCCTGAACCACGTCACAAGCTGTTCACGGGTAAAGCCCACGGTCTGCACAACCGAAGATGCCCCGTTGAGGCTCATCATCGCGTTGTACTCCGTCAGGCTCGACATGGCGGCAATGACGGCAGCTTCGGTGATAAAAGAAGATGTCGTCAGCGCAGCACCGCCCAACACCTCGGAAAGCCATTTATCAAGCTGTTCTATCCGCACCTTTCGAAAATCCGTGAGTGAATCGGCGTTATCAAAAAGCTCACCGTGTATCTCTCGCTGTAACTTCTTCATGAGCTTCATGATTTCGGCTACTGTCTCGGCGTCGAAATCATCAAGCGTATCGCGCCACGCAAGGGCACGGGTCAGGAAATAGCGCTCGAACTCTTCGCGGGCAGTCACTTAAATTGCTCCACCGATCATGGAGGCAAGACTTTTTGCGCCGCCGGGAGCCCCATTTACCATGACGCCACGAGCCAGCTTTTCAGCTTCTGCCTCTGTGTCAAAGTCATCTGGCAAAGTCCCTACACGCTTCAAAAGCTCATGATACGATTCAAGAGACAACGCCCCGGCGCGGTACATCTCAAGCAAGTACCCGTCAGCCATCGCCCGGGAGAAGTCAGTGTTCACCTTGACACTGGGTCCATCATCTTCACCCCACCACATCGCAACAAATTTGAGGCAGTTCTCAAGGAAATCTTGAAACTCAAGAGCCCACCCTTGCAAGGTGCTGTTGTTCTCGCTGGCGTCGCGCTCAGACTCCGTAGCCGTGATGTTGCCCGTCTTCGGCTGGAGAAGTTGAAGACCATACATCGCCATATCGCTTTTGAGCCCATCAAGCTCGCCCTGCGATGCTGCCACGCTTGAAGCATCTACGCCCACGGACTTGAGTTCAGAACTTGGGTCATTGCTGGCTAAGAGCTTGCCAGCGCCCACTGTCGGGGCCTCTTCCTTCCCCGGCTCATCGCTTATCATGCCAAGCATCCGCCCGAACCACACTGGACGCCGGACATACTCCATGAGCTCATAGTGACCGGACGTCGCCGCCCAATGCCGCTTGTTGAGTTCGGCAAGGTCAGACAGCGCAGGTTCAGCGGTTGCCGGGCCTTTCTGTTCACCGGGCATGAAAATAGCCAGAGGGACGACTGAGAGCGTTGTAGTGCCCTCATCCCCTTCAAGAACCGTGTAGTCCTGCTGTCCTTCCCTCTTCGTATATACAACCCATTTTCCCGGGGTGAGCACGCGGATGCGGTCAACGCGCTCGCGTCCAAACTCCGTACCGTCGCTCTCGTATGTCGTCTCAATATAACGGAACATGGTCACGACAGGCTTTCCGCCTATAGTCTCAATCCAGCAATCGATGACGGATGCAGCCGGGACATGCACGAGATACGGGCTCCACCCGTTCATGGCGTCGGCATCAGCGGTCTTCGTGAGCCATTCTCCGGTGCCCTCATCAAAGTACTTCAACACACCGCCTTCCATGCGAGTGCGGACGCGGGAATAGTCAGCAAGGGCAAAGGCCACACCGTCACGCAATCCAGCCTCAAACGCGGCAGCCGACCATGCGGTGAGGTTGTGCCCTGCGTGGTCGACGTCTTCTGACCATGCCTTGAACGCATCAGACGCATCATCCCCAAGAACCACAGGCTTTTGGAACACCTGCCCCTTGAGATAGTACAGCGTCCGCTTGAACGTGTTCAGAAGCACGGTACGGGAAAGGCGTGCCTGATATTGCTTTTGGCTTTCTCCATCACCTTGCTCGATATAGCGCGTTCCCGCAGCAATCATTGCCGGGGTTCCACCCATCAAGTCTTGTGAAAGCTGCATTGCCTTACGCTGGACAAGAAATTCAGGCGATACGGTATCGACTGACACTTCCTTTGCGGTGTTCTGAGTTATAGCCATATGTCTAGCCTTATCTGAGGGTTGAGGTCGTGGTGACGGTAGTGGTGTGCTTCACAACAGGGTAGTCTTTGACGATGAAATATCCGGCTGCGTCGTTTACGTGGTCATGCCCGGTCGTCTTGTCCGGTTCGCCATTTTTCGCCCAAGGCTGTTGTTCAAGCGCTTCAGTGTATGACGGGCACCTATCGGGGTTGACCCTGTACCGCCTCTCGCCCAATGCATTGCAGAACATTGAGTTCATGGCGTTGATTCTGTCCTTCACCGGGGGATTTGAGCTATTCACGCAGACCACAAAACCCGCTTCCCGGAGCAAGGCAATATCCGTCTTGCTGGCATTCACTGAACGTCTGGAATCGCCGGATGCGTCAGGATAGATACGAATCTGGCAGGTTGGCAGATATTTCCCGCCCTCATATCGCCAATAGCGTTCTTTGATTCTCTGTATCATGTCTGGCGTATCGTAGGCATTGACGATTTCATCAACGGCGCAGGGAAGACCATCACGCTTCACATGGGCCACAGAAGCCATTTTGCCCACGTTGAAGTCCATCCCGATATAGAGCGGCTCGCCTTCTTTGATGACATCGGAGCAAGTATTGTACTGGCGACTGAATGCGCAATAGACCGTTCCAGACGTGAGGTTTACGAACTCGCCGTTGATATAGGCGTCGATAAGCTGTGTTGGGTATGATTGCAGCAAAGAAGGGATGTAATCGTCAGGCAAGTTGATTTCGTTGTCGTATGTGCTCGCCTTGACGATTCCGTAGATCTTTGAAAGCTCAGGCTTCTCTCTCACCTGCTTTACAAACTGATTGTAGACGAACTTGAACCCCTCGGGCGTAGTCGTTACGTCAATGCCGTTGCGTAGCCCATCCCCTTTATAACGCATACGGGCAAGAATCTTTCGCCATGCAACAGTTGCCTTTTCCATAGGCATAACGTCTATTTCATCGACAAGTGCATGGCCTATCTTAAAGCCAATGATACCTTCAGGTTCTGACATCGAGCGACATTTGATGACTCCGCGCAAGGTATTTCCCGAATAAACAAAAACTTCATGGGGTGATGCCTTCACAAGTGTTCTAAGTCCCCATTGTTCAAAGCATTCTGCGACCGTAGGGTAAAAAATATCGCGTATTTGCGGGTAGGTAGGAGCAAAATATCCCGCATCAATAAGCGGATTTGCCCAAAAGTGCATGGCAAGGCCAGCACACCCTGCCCATGTTTTGCCTGCTCCAAACCCAGCGACATACGCACGAAACTTTTGGGGTAGAGAAAGGAAATCGCTTTGAGGAATGTTAAGCTCTGGGGAAATCATTATGCTCATTCTGTGCGCCTTCCATTCACAACATTAACCTCAATGGACGCCGGAAGCTCTGCCCCTTCTCCCTTGAGGCTTTCTACCTTAACTATCGCTTCCAAGACTCTCCTGATTTGATCCAAAACGATAGAATGCGCCTGTTCGAGCCGCAGGTATTGCATACTGTGCGTTTCTGAGGACGTCGTAATCGTCTTGCTCTTTTCGCCCTGGAAATTCTCGGCTTGTGTTTGGGTGGCGGTGATGACCACCATCTGACCGCCCTTCTTCCCCGTTCCATCATCTTTTTCTGCGTTCATCTCGGCTTCAAGAGCCTTTTTCATGCGCTTGGCAAGGCGTGCTTCTTTGACACGCAAAACCCGAAGCTGTTCTTGCAGTGTCATCAATGGGTCGAGAGAAACGGACTTGGCATATTCAATCTCATCAGGGAACATTGTTTCAAGGGAAATGCTCTCATAAGCGCCATGCTTTAAAGCATTTTTATTGCCTTTTGGTGCACCCTTCGAATTTCCACCATGCCATTTACACACAGTCTTTCCGGGGGCGCACATGCGTTTGCAACGTTCCCCGGTTCGCTTTGATGTAGCTGTACATTGAGCCATTTATTATCCTGTACTTTTAAATAGATAGCGTGTATACTGGACATATACGGAGGTTACTATGAAGGCCATATCTATCAAACAGCCGTGGGCGTCTCTCGTCGCTGCCGGGCATAAGACTGTGGAATGTCGGACTTGGAAGACTGCCTATCGTGGGCCGCTGCTTATCTGCTCAAGCAAAGGCGATTTTGAGATCAATGACGGACTCGTTTCCCCCGGCGGCATGGCTTTGGGTGTCGTTGAGCTTATCGATATTTCCCCTATGACCAAGGCAGATTTGGAAAAATCTTTTTTGCCTGAAGACTGGTACGCCGAGGCGCTCAAAGGGTATGCTTGGCATGTCAAAAAATTGTATGAAATCATTCCATTTCCTGTGAAAGGAAAACTGAATGTTTTTGAGATTGATGCAAAAATGGAAAAATTGCCGGACGGATACAAAGATCATTGCGTCTACCTCAAGGAACATACCGCCTAAAGACCAAGTTCGCTCGCAAACTTCCTGCCATTCACAAACGCTTCCCACACGGGAACCCCAAGGTGTTTGAGAATGGCTTTTTTCTGCTCTTCTGTTTCGCAGACTACGGTAAAGTAAAAGTCCGCGGACTGTTCTTTCTGCATCTTCGCCATGCTCGCGGCGCGATGTTCCTTGATCTCTTTCAGGGTATCCTTTGCTTCTGCAACGCCGGGAGCATCCCCCATAAGCTCATCGATTTCGCCATTGTCTCCAAACATGAACGCCACATCACCGTCTGAAAAGCCGAACTCAGTAGGGGCGATATCGCTATCTTCCGTCATCTCAATGAGCTTATCCATATCCCAGTCGCCCTGCATAGACGGGTTGTTAAGCTGGACATTGAGAATTTTTTCTTCACGATCGGAGAGGTCAACCACGGCGACTTGCAGTGAGTAATCTTGTGTGCGTTCAAGTGAATCAAGAGCAGAAAGTCGCTGATGCCCGGAAACGAGATTGCCCGTTCTCCTGTTCCAGACAAGGGGCTGGACAAGACCATGCTTCGCCAACATTTTACGCAGGCGTTTTCTGGCATCTTCCGATATGACACGCGGGTTATAGTCAGCACCATGGATTTGATCCCGGCTGACCGTGTCCATCTCAAACTTTTGGTATTTACTCTGACTTGCCATAGTCTCTATCCTTCATTTCGTATTGCAGGATATTTACATCCACAAGCGGGAACCATTCTCTGATTTTTGCATAGTCCGCAGGGAAATGATCACGAATAGCAATCAGGTCTTTGGGGGCGAAAGAACGAAATGAAAAACCGAGTTTTTCCGATTCAGCGCCAACGCGTAGCTTTCGTTGCCGAATATAGGCCCTGATGTTCTCTTTCACCCACTCAGCTATGGGATAGAATCGCCCGCGCTTTTCATCGATGGTTCCAGAACTCTTGATCATGGCCCTGCGCCACACGCTATCGGAAATACGCTCACCAGCAGCAATCCACCAAATACCCGTATTGTCTCGGATGTAATCGTATGTCTCTTTTACGCTGACGATAGGACATGAAAAATCATAATTGCGAAACGCCCCATATCGAAGCCACTGGGAAAGCTCAAAATGCGGTATTCTGTGAATGGGTATACTGTATTTATCCTCGTAATATCGGATAATTGCTTCCTGAAAAGATAACCCGCGAACTTGGTACATAAAAAAACCCTCAACATGCTTGAAATGTTTCATGCACAGGTCGAGGGTAACGACCGAATCCTTGCCCCCAGAAAAGGAAACAAGAACCCGGTCGGTAATGGCCGCCGCCGTCTCAATGGAACGAAAGAGCGGAAGGCCGTTCATCATCAACCGCCCATGCCGCCACGAGACACACGACGCGCCGCAGTTCTGGCACGCTGTGTACGGATCGCACGAGTACGCCCACGGTTTACGCCCGTAGTCGCATTGATACGCCGCTGAACTTCACGAGGGTCCATAGTAGCCTCCATATTCATCAGGTTGTTTCTCAAATTGAGCAAAAGGCCTCTGCCGATATTTCAAACCCACTCACATAACGAGGGGCAAGAAACTTATTTCTGTTCCCTCTGGAACCGTTTTTCGTCGCGCTTGTTCTGTTCCTCGACCCTTGTACTGAGGGAAGTATCTAGATCGAAATGTGCCTTTTCCCTTCTTCTGGCAGGACACTGATGTCCTATCTGGTAGGTCACGGGTGGCCTATCCACTATTCCACATTCTTTTCCAAAGGGAACAAGGATTGCCGCCCTACCTGTTTGCTGGGAAGACAAGATTCCCTCAGCCACTAGAGAAGCTATTGCCCTGCGTACTGTCCTTGTTGAGACACCACATTCCTGAGCGATGCTCTCTTGCCTTGCTCTAATCTTTCCGGTTTTCTTGTCGATATGCAGGGCAAGAGCCATGCCCACAAGCTTTTCCGTTGGAAGAAGTTCTTGTTGAAGTATCCACCGTTGAAAGCTGTAAGTGTCCATCCATTTTCCCAACTCCGCTATCGGCCCCGCATGAAAACCTTGGGCAGGGGCGCGAAATACCCTTTTCGGCTGGCCTACCTAGCCTAAGGGAATTTTTAATTCCAAAATACTTTGCTGATAACCGCACCAAGGGCGGAACACATAAGACCGAGAATTGCGTATGCACCCGTCCTTTGATCCCTTTCAGCTTCAAGCGATGCTACGCGGGCGGGGATATTCAGTTCATGTTCAGATGCAAGGAGCGTTTCGATACGCACAAGACGCTCCCTGATTTCCTTGTCGGTACACTCGGGACAAGTTGTTCCGGCGACCATGCTCACCTTCCTGATTGCTCAACATCATAAATCCATTCTGCCAATGTTGCCGCGTCTCTATCGTCCATCCACACGCCATCGATTCCATCAAGATTCACTTTTCGGATGCTCGCCAGTATGGGCGTAGACGGTATCTGTGTTTTTGCCGCCCAATTTGCTGACGAGCACCCCAGAAGCATCAAGAGCAACAGACCGCCGAAAATCGTCAGCAGCGGCTTTATCCACCGTATCAAGAAGGCGTAAAGCAAGTTGCAGGAAGGACAGAATGACGGCGGTAATGTTCGACACATGCCCTCACTTCCCGGTCACGGCCTTAACTTCAGACTGTACGGCGGGGGACTTCCCGTCAGCCACGGCCCCCTTGTTCTGTCCAAAATGCGCTGCAAAGGCATGAACCCACCGATATACGGCGGCATAGGCTCCGGTCGTTTCCTTGGGTACGGGCATCCAGACGGTGGCTACGGCGCACAGGCCGCATACGGTCATGACCACACTCAGGGCGGTGACGATCCACGCCGCTTCGGGATACTGTGCAGAAAGTTGCGCCAAGGTAGCCAGAATGAAGTCAATCACGGTTGCTTCCATCAGTACTTGCCTCCTTTTTGGTAGAACGCCACGTCACGCGGCTTGTCGGGATCGTTGTCTACATGAATCCATGTCGGGGCCAGCTCGATGCGCCGGAATCCGGCTTCAAGCAGGGCTTGCAGCATGACGAAACGGGAATGGGAATCCACACAGCGGATGTCTACGGCGTAGCCCAGGGTGTGGGCAGAATCTGCTACACCGCCCACGGCCTTGTTATGCTTGGCGCAGCGGTATGCCGACGTCAGGGAAAAAGGAATGCCCGCAATGTCCCGCGCCTCGTCGAGCATCTTGAGCAAATCGGCGTCCATCTTTTCGACGCCAGCCCCGCACCCACATTTGCAACGGAACTCGGCAGGGGTGAAGTGACGCAAAACTGTAGCCATAAAAACCTCGCATTTTCAGCGAGTATATACTAACATAACGTATTTGTTTTTGCTTTGTTCTGTGTTTCTGGAATATTTTTGAAGTAGTGACGTAAAAAAGGGAGTTTCATGCTCCCCTTTTCATACGATGTAAATACGTACTACTTACCCACAGAACGAAGTGTTCACGATATCGAAGATTGAGATCGGCTTGGTGGTCTTGTCCGGGATGACGATTCGAGAACGGGTTTCTCCGCACACGGTGCATTTGCAGTAGCGGATGAGCAATCCGTGAGAACGGGCTGTATGCATGACCAACATCTTTCCATCGCAATCCGGGCAAGACTCGCATTTAAGTGGCCTTCCCGGATTTTGGTATGTACGCCTACCCATTCTTTTCTTCATTCAAGGCCCCCGATTTCATTTCAAGTAGGAACGCGATATTGCAGGCCATATGCTCCAAGTGTGGAAGTCCGCTTTCCTCATCAATGCCATCGGGGTTTCTCATCCAGGCACAGGTATGCCGCATGAGAGCATCACGGTAGCGTTCTGGTTCGACTTTTCTCCAGTTATCTGAGTCACCATATTTTTCCGTCCCGTACGTCCTGACGCGCCCAACGGCTTCGATAATTGCGGGGGGAACGAGTGAAAGACGGGGTTTTCCGGCGTCTGCCTTGGCTTCCTGCGCAGCACGGCGCATTTCCCTGCATTTTTGAAGCTCTACAGGAATATCTAATTCAAAAGGATTTATCATTCTCACCACCCAGCCCTTTCGAGTACCCCAACCACAGCCATCAAAATCATCACAACGGCAACACAAAACAACGCAATGCCGAAGCCTTTGGGATTACGCCTTGCCATGCCGCATTCCCAATTGTTTTTTGCGGGCGTCAAGCTCGTCGGTGTAAGCGCATACGCCGTACCCGTGATGAGCGGCCCTGTCGCAGTCGTGGACAGGGTAGGCGTAGCGGATCATGAGCAGGCGGCTCACTCGGGTGTAGGCTGTGATGGCCTTCCAGCCGAGCAGCAATTTCCGTTCATTCTCAGCCATGCTCACACCTCCATCGGCAGGATCTCGACAACAGCCTTTCCACCCTTCACCACTTCTCCGCGTGTGATGTAAATCGAATCGACTTGCTCATCGTCCAGCCACACCCCGGCGTGGGTAAGGGAATCAAGAAGGGCTTTCAGATACCCGTCAATATCTCTCTTGCGACGATCTGGCGGGCAAACAACCACATTGACTTTGACGCGAGAATCGATTTTTAGAGCCTTCTTTTCATCACCCACAATCTGCATCACGTTTTTTCTAAAATCGCGTCCACGGGCGGATATGAGCGTTCTGGGGGTTCCGTTGATGGTAATGTGCCGCCAGTAGTGATTGACAAGCGGAGGGATAGGGAGTTCGAGGCGTACATTTTCCATTACCGATTTTTTCGCTGTGCTCATCACACACTCCTTTTCGTCAAACACCCCTGCACACGCGCCGGGGCCGAAGATTTCACAGTACCGGGGGCACATCACAAATCGTTTTCCTGTACCGCAGGACGTCCGGCCCATGCTTCACCCTCGGTAAACTCAGAAAAAGCTTTTTCGAAACGCAAGAACGATGCACCTGTTCCCGTGCTGCGGGATTTCCCGACTATGCATTTCACGTCTGGTCTGGCATTCGCACGATCCAAGTCACGAGTGTGCAGCAAAATGATGATGTCCGCGTCCTGCTCAATCGCTCCAGATTCTCGGAGATCGGAAACACGGGGTTCCCGCTTGCCTTCTTCGCTTGAGCGGTTAAGCTGAGAAAGCAGGAGTACAGGAACTTGCAGATCAAGGGCCATTTGCTTAAAGGAGCGTGACATCTCCGCAACTTCTCGTTCTCTGCTGGTGCTTTTCTCGTCAGGATGCAAAAGCTGGAGATAGTCCACTACGATGAGCCCTAAATCCTTGATGCCCCGCGCCAGCCTGCGGACTTCGCGGGGGCACATGGGCACAGTTGACTTTTCCACGATGGACAAGGGAAGGGCTTCAAGCTGCCCTATGGCGGCGTCAATGGCTCCACGGATCTGCGGCGTGACGCCCATCCCTTCACGGAAAAACCGTCCGTCGATACGCCCTACGCGGGAGATGAGACGATGCCCAAGGCTTTCGTCGCTCATCTCGCATGAGACAAAGAGCACACCCATTCCGCGCCATGCGGCACTCAACGCCACATTTGCGGCTAAAGCCGTCTTTCCAAGTCCGGGACGAGCGGCAAGGACGATCAATTCCCCCGGCATGAATCCCCCACGCAAAACGCTGTTCAAGCTTTTCCACGGAGTCTGAATCTTGCGCAGCGATTGCGGATTATCGAGCTTTGCCCGAATGCGGCCCATGAGTTTCGACATAGTTACGGCTTCCTGAATCCCTCCCGAAGCTTCAACAAGCTTTCGGGCACGGTCAGCGATGTATTCGGAGTCCACGCCGTAAACCGATGCTTCCGCAGCAATTTCGAGCAATCCGGCATGGAGTTCCGCCCGGCGATGTTCATCGGCAAGCTTTCGGGCCAAACTCTCGGCATGGCCTTTCAGCCCCCACGCGGACGTAGAAAGTTCAGCCATGCGCGCCATATCCGGGGCAGGCCAAAGTTCAGGATCTTTCGCCCAACGGGATTGCATCTGCGTTGCCAACGCGGTGAGGTTGGGACGTTGACCGGACTGCCGGAGCAAATCGAGAGCCACGGCAAGCGGCGCAGCTTCCGGCGTCACAAAACAACCTGCGGGGCAAATATCGAGCACATCCCCAAGCAAATGGGCATCCCGGTTCATGCCCGAGAGAGTCGCGGCAATGACGCTGGACTCAAGCTGTGCACGGGCTTCCGAGGCCATGACGGGCTTTGGCGCAGGAGCGTTCTGCCTGCGGGCCATGATGCCGCGTTCAAGCGTCTGAACTGCCATTTCAAGCCACCTCCCGATTATCGTACTTGCCTTCAATCACGCCCATAAACCCGCTTGGGGACATGAGTTTGTCGAAATCCACCCGGTACACTGTCCCATCTCGAAAAGCCTTTTTGCCAGTGAGAAAATCAGACCTGGAAGCCCTTGCAAACAGCCGCCGAAAGTAATCCAGCCTTTCGGCGGCGGAGGTGTCCCTGTTCAGCATTCGCAGCCTCTCTCCGGCCTCTGTCCATCTTGCCTTCATTGCCCCCTTGCGCTTTGCGTTCACGATTGCAACCCGGGGATGCTCCGGGAAAGCCTCGTGATACAGGCCGACAATGGCGTCATAGGGGCAGGCTGGCGAGGCATGGGCCTGCCGCTTTTCGCCTGGATGGGAGGCGTCGGCGGCTTCGGCGTCGACAACTACCCCGTCAGGGGTAGTATCTTCTCTCGGAGAGAGAGAAGAGGGAGTCAGAGAAGAGGGAGTCAGGGGGATTTGACCCGAAATTACGGGAGCACTTCGATCCTTTTCGGGAGCAACACAGTAATTGTCGTGTTTTGGTGATGATTCATACGCTTCAAAGTCGTCAGGATGTGCGGGAATTTCGCTACATTTCTCGTTTTTGTGGGGACTTTGGTGTCTCTTGAACTGAGGAATCCAGATAAGGTTCTGCCCATTCACCTCGTAAAAACGAATCAGTCCCGAAGATTCCAGTTCTCCCAGAAGAGAGGCGACGTCTACATTGTCAAAAGGAAAAATTTCGCCTTTGATTTTCTTGGGGCGATTTTCTAGACGGCCTTCCCTATCCGCCATCATCCAGAGGCCGGGGAAAAGAAGACGTGCAGCCATAGAACAATCGGCAAGCTGATCATTCTTGAAGAAACCGGGCTTTATATCACGCGCTCTCATGGCTTGCCCCTTCCAACTCGACAATTTTGTTATGCTCTATCTTAATTCTAGAGTTGATGTCATCGATATTGGAGATGCTGGCATTTCTCTCAATGAGGTACGTTCTTACACGGCACAATCTGTCTATCTCTCTCAAAGAGTCCATAATCTCATCATTGACTTTCTGCGAAGATTCCATCATAATTCACCCATTGAGTTGGTTTTATGTTTGGCCCGGTGTTCCCGCATCGGGCCTTTTCTTTTGGCTAGTATGTCTTGTCGCAAGGATGAGCTTTTGCAGGGTTCTTTCCGAATCTAAACTCATGTAGCGGGCATTCTGTCTCTTTGCACCTCATAACCTTGTCCGTTGTTTTCTTGCACATAAGGCACTTTTCACGAATTGCCCGGAGCGGTGTAAGCCTTTCCATTTTCCTTCCTCCCTTCAAGATTCACTTCAACCCTGTTCCGGCACTTCTCACATCGCTTCTTGTCGAGCCACCACCAGTTAGCCTTTGGGCATGGCCTCAAGTGCGGGAATGCGCTGATAGCCTCCAGCAATGCCTCTTTCGTCTCGTACCCTGCGGCTTGCGGCGTGGGGAGGCGGTGACGGCAATGGAGCGACATATCAAAACCCCAGAACCGGATCTGCGGACCTTCCCGGCATACTCCCCCGGACGCTATGCAGCCCGTCGAAGTACAGCCTCTTCCCTTGATACGGATCGGGCATACAGAATTGTCCGTACCAAGATGCAGGAGTGAAATTTCCCTTGTTCCGGTCCGCATCATACCGCTTCTTGTACTCTGCCCTGCATGACAGCCTTTCACATACCAACTGGTGGGGACTTCGCGGAGTAAATTCTCTCTCACATATGGCACAACACCTTGTTTCCCCAACCTCTTTTGCCTTCTCTCTGAATCGACGCACCCGCTCGGCTCCATCCAGACTCTTCTTTGCTTTTAGGCAGCTTTCCGAGCAACAGATCTGGTTGTGTCCTGCCGGAATAAACATCGTGTGACAGATAACGCACTCTCGCTCTTCATAGACGTGATCAATCTTGCAGACATGATCCGCCTTTTTCCCTTTGAACCACCGACCGCAAAGCTGGCATTTTTGCATGGTTACTGCCTCGCTTGGTTGTAATCTCGCCTATACCGAGTGTTCGTCTGGTCTATCTCGTCCTTCCATTCTTCCGCAGCCTTGGAGACGATGGACGGATGCGCTTTTTCCTGCATGAGCATGACCATCTTCCCGCAGCATATGGTATCGTCCACGGATTCTCCTTCCCAAGTCGGCTTGTCTGGCTCTGCCCATTCCTTGGGCTTCACGACATAGCCGAGCCTTTCCGCAAGCCATTCCAAGGGAGCGATGGAGCCACAGGAGGCCATAATGCCGAGTAGTACGTCCGCCCCAAGCTTCGCGCCGTCGTCAGCCGGGTTCAGCTCACGCTTGAGAGTCGGATATGGCTTGCTGATCTCGGCGGCGATGGCCTTGATCGGCTTTTCGCCTTCATCGATCATGGCCTCAATGACTTCGGTCAACGTGTTATAATCTTGGGTATTCATCGATCATTTTCCTTGGTGTATCCCCATGCTCTAATGGGGGCATGGAAAAATATTATTCATCCGACTGCGGGCAAAGCGTCTTCGCTTCTTGCTGTGCTATTCCGATGACGAGGGAGAGGAGTATTGTCGCCACGATGGCCAGGGCGATCCATACGGCGATGACTGTGAACCGTAACCATATAGCCCAGTTCCAGAAGAGGAGATCCCAAGCGACGAGAGAGCCAAACAGGTACAGCGGGATAGCCAACCTCCATCCGACAAACCACATGATTTTGAGCAATTTCCATCTATTCCAGTCGAACTTACGGAGTTTTTCTATCTGCTCGGAGCTGAATCCTTTGGTCAAAAAGCGGTCTTTCATTTTCTTTCCCTGTGAAATGGTATGAGAGTTCACCTGCTCATCACTCGCCACCGTGCCGTCTGGCGTGTCCGCATCCTCATCCCCGGTGAACGCCGCCCACGCTGGCGGGCGTACCGCGTCGCGGACTACCCGACGCCGGGAGCTGTGGTCAGGCGCTGCGTTGCTGGACTCACGGCAGCGCGTGAAAAACCAGAAGGCGACGAACCCGCCGATGTACCCGACGATGCGGGCAACCTCCCAACTATCCACGGGATTCGGGTTCGGTGGGAGTTTCATCCGTGGTTATCGGCGTAAGTTCGCACTCAAGGCGACGCATGGCGGCCCGGAGCTTGTCGGCTGTAGATGAAAACATATCCTCTCGCTTATCTTTAACCGCATTGTGTACGATGGAAGGGGAAACTTCTGCTAACATTGCAAGGTGATACGGCAATACTTGAGGATATTTTCCGAAGAACTCTTTTAGTTCATTTATGATTAAACTTTTCATAACCGCATTTTGTCATATGGCAACATAGAAGTAAAGAATTTTGTCATATGGGATTGCAAATAATTTTGTCAATTGACAATATAGAACCATGAAAGAAGACCTCTACACCCATGTTCTTAAAGGATTACAAAACGCTATAGAACGATCTACAGCCTTGGCACTGGCTGAAAAAACAAATATTCAGCCTTCCACCATCGGAAGGTGGGCAACAAGAGCGAGAGGAGTAAAAACACTTATACCGTTTTTTAAACTACTTGAAGCTGTAAACGCTAAAGTTGTTTTTCCTGAAGATGTAGACGCCGATTTTTCTCAAGACCTTGCAGAGAAGACGGAAGAGATCAGAAGGTTACGGCAAGAGCTCGAAAAAAAGGCTGAAGAAAAGTTTATCCTTGAAGGCAGATTGCGGGCGTATAAAGAAATGATGGAAGAATACAGAGAACGTCTTGAAGCAAAAGAAAACCCCGCCGGAGCGGGGAGGAGGAGTGAAAGATGAATATCAAAGATCGTGAGTGCTTTCTTCTACATGCAAAAACTGCGGTTATATTTCTTTATGGAAGGCTACTAAACAAGATATAGAGATATTGACTAGCCTAGAAAATGTTTCAAAAGATTTTGGATTTTGGCAATCTTATGAACCAAGGATGCTCCAACGTGTTCTGGAGCATATAGAAGATCCTCAACTTAAAAAAGCTGTTGAAGATATTCTTGAACAATCTCTTAGTTCTCGTAGGTAATAAAATTTTTTCTGGGCCAAATTCTCCTACCATAAATACGGGTAATTCCTTCTTCATATAAACCATCTCCCCGCCCCTCCTCGTGAGGGGCTTTTTATTGGTTGTTTGTTCATTCATTATTATCATATACTATAAACATAGTATAACATCTCTTCTAATAGCAATGCAAGACATATAAGGAGTATCACCTGATCAATAATCAACCTTATCAAATGGAGTGCTTCCATGTCTAAACGTCTCTCTTCTCATGCAGCGAAACGGTCTAGAACTTCCTACTGTACTCCTAAAAAAAAAGTAGGAGAGAGAGAGAGAGAGAGAGAGAGAGAGAGAGAGAGAGAGCATCCTACGTGCCAAGATCCAACAGCTAAGGGATGAAATAAGGGGAGAATTTTTAGAATTATATGCAACTATACTAAAATTATACCAAATTCATCTGCAAGACAATGGCTTCAACGAGATGCGGACATTTGAGTTACTAAAAAAAAGTATTTTTACATTTAGAGACGATAAACCAGAAAACAATCTATTTAAATTCTTAGGTAATATTTGAGTTTAACACCCAGCGCCCCCTTTGTTTCACAGAGGGGGCTTTTTTGTACTTAAAAATAATTTGCCATTTGGCAAAAAACAAATTGACAATTTTTTTGCCATTTGACACACTATCTTCACGACGCGCGGGGAAGGCGAACACGGCGCGGCAACGGCCCGCCGAAAGCTGGAACCGAACGGAGGAAGCCCCAACAAGTACGAGCTCGGCAAGCGCAAGCCTTTGGGAGCGGGAAGCACGCGACGGCAGGAAATGGGGTGATGTGAAGACAGGCCGCGCAGGGACGGCGGGACGGAAAAACGGCTGAAAAGAAGGCCGAAGCGCAAAGCGCACC